AAACTTCTTGGTTTGCTGTAGTACTTGTTATTCTTTTGGCTTTTATATCTACTGGATATGTGCTCATGTTTTATTCCTATTTATTAAAAGTGCTCCCGAAGGAGCACTTAATTATTTATTAACCTAAGTTATTATTTTGTAAGTACATAATAGTAATTCTAACTTCACCAGCAGTTGTTGCCGCTGAGTTAGTTACATTAAATCTTACATCACTTGTTCCAACATCTTCCCAAGCCAATGTTCCACCAGCTTCAGTAGTTGGACGCTTAAGTCCTACAGTAGTTCCAAGTGCAAAAGTATTAACATAAGCTGTAGCTGCTCCACCAACTTTACCAATACTAAGGTTAGTAGCGCCTGATGCTGCTGTAATACTATCAAAAACAATATCCACTAATTGTGAATTTGCTGGAATGACAATATCCAAAGCAGATGCTGCAATTGCACCATTTGATAAATCAACAGCTGCAGTTTGAGCCATTAGGACTTGTCCTGTATTTTTGATATCAGTTCCAACAGTAGTACCTGTAGTATTTTTAATAGTACCAGCTAATATTGGTCCTGAAAATGTAGTTTGTGCCATAATTATATCCTCCTAGTTTCCGAATACTGTCTCTAGGCCGTCGACTATACTCGTCAGTATTCTAATTAATTGTATAGTGTATCATTTATACAACACATTTTAATAGAGTGCAAGAGATCCTAAGGTATTTATGCAATTTCAGCGATGTAGCTTTTGTTTAAGTAGCTACAGAAACTTGTGGAGCAGCAGCTTCGACATTATTTTGTCTATGAGCAATTTTAGCTTCTTCCAGCTTGATCTCAGTGATGACTTGTTTAATTTTGTCATCAATTCTGACCATGTCAAGAGTGTACCTATCATTATCTAGGTGCTCCTGTTGCCACTTCAACTCCAAGGACTGTTTTTGTTTGTACAGGTCCTGTATCATTAATAACCTCCTCAAAAGTTATTCTTGGTTGGGCACTATATACACTGCCCATATACTCCCATTTTATACTATTCTCTCCCAGTTTGTCAAGTATAGCATTTTCCACATCTTTAGCGTTATCATTAGCTAAAATTTCAAATTTAGCATGATAGTCATAAGCCCAGATATTGATTAGAAGTTTTTTCATTTACACACCTTTATATGTAAAAAAGGGGCCGTTTTAAGGCGGCCCCTAATTAATTATTTATTATGTTGCGTTTGATCCGAAGATACCTCTAGGGTCAGAGAATCCGAATACGTATCTCTCTCTAGCTTTGTATCTTACGTTGCCAGTGTCAAAGTCACCTTCCATTGAAGTTTTGATAGGTGCTCTAACAAAGTGCTTAAGACCATTAGGTACATCTGTCTTGATAAAGAATTTCTTAGATGAAGTCAGATAATGGTTTACTGTGTATCCTTGCGGAATCATTCCCATATTTCTAACTGCATTGATATCATTATCAGCAGTGCCCACTCTACCTTCAGACTTCATAAGTCTGTCAGCAGTAAATTGTAAAGCAGAAGGGATAATTAATTTAACTCCTTGTGCCGCAATTTTTAGGCCTCTTTCATCAGTAAACGCCGCGATGTCAATCAACGACTGTTCTAATGAAGTTTCGTTAAGATCAGCTGCTGTTGACAATTCGTTTGAAAATGTACCAGCTAATGTAGGGTGGTCAGTAGCGCAAAGCTCCTTACCATCTCCACCAGCAAAGTTACTGTCGAACGCGTTGTTCAATACTGCTGCTGCCTTAACTTGCTTTGTGTTTGCCATAGATCTTGCTAACGCTTTTGTATATCTAGACGCAAGTCTGTCATACAAGTTATCTTCGATAGCTTCTTCTGTGATTGCAAACGCCAACGCAATTGTTTCGTTTGTGTAACGAGCTGTGTAAGTTTCTTGTGCGTCGTCAAAAGTAACACCTTGTCCTTCAGGTTTTACTGCTGCATTCGCGAAACCTGATAACATTACTTCCTCTTCGAAAGCTCTGTCTGAAGTTTCTGTATCAAAAATCTCAGCATGCTCATTAGCATATTGTTTATACTCTAGTCCAAATAGTGCATTTAGACCAGGCTCTAGTTCTTTAACTAGTTGTGCTCTTGATATTGCCATAGTTATATACTCCTATTTAGCTATTAGTTATACAGCGCACTTCCAGGAGCGATCGTTACAACGAAATTACATCCCGCTGCAGTTTGATCTTTATTCTCTGGATCGTTTGCGTTTCTTACGACAGTAAACATTGAAGTTGTTGCCGCAGAACCAACATCTAACGTAGTGATCGATTGACCATCTTTGTTATCTGTTGCTGTGTAGTTGTTAGTATTAAAGCCTTGCATTGGGTTAACTCCAAGAAGAGTTTGCGCCAAAGCGGCATCAGCTTTCACAACGTATTCCTGTAAAGGATTGTCGATAATGAAAGCAGTTATGTCATCAGACCCTGTGTTGTAGTCTACTGACGTTGCTTGTGATGCTACTACGTTGTTTGAAAAAGTAGGTTTTCCATTAGAGTCAACGAAGAAAGCCCCGTTGAAAACACCAATTAGAAGAGCAGAGTTCGCAGTTGTCCACGCAGTTCCGCCGTTCCCACCATCGTCAGTTGTAGTAAAAGAAGCATCCTGTACCTTACCAGCTTCGCCCGCAGTTGCTCCACCATCGTTAAACGACATTGGATCACCTTTGTTTGATGCTACGCCAGGTGCAGTTTGGATTTTGTATTCAGATTGTCCTGAAGTTGCTGGTGTATTACCAACAGTCATTACAGCTCTTAAACCAAATCCAGTTGTACTAGCATTTGCCATAGTTTATTACTCCTTTTGTACCTGCCCCGAAGGGCCTCCAGTACGGGTTTAATTTATTCGTTGGTGTAGGAATTACTAAAAAATTAGTCTTTCTTTGTACCACCGAAGGTTACACGAGTATTCGACTCTTTTGAGAATCTCATACTTGGGTGCTGTTCCTTCATAAGATTGTTATTAATTGCTTCCTCTTTGTCTTGAGTCTGTTTTCTATAGTACTCTTCAATTTGAAGCGCAATCTCTTCTGGTATCCTAGCCAGCAATAGGCCTCCTACTCCGATGACTCCTGCGTATTTGCCTTCGCTCATAGTTGGGAAATCTCCGTCAGGATATTCATCAGCTTTTACAAGCTCATATCCTTCTCTTAGAGAAGCTGCTACGTTTTTTGTATCGTTAAAACCCATAGTTTCAGCTCTAATCCATCTATGCCTATAGCCGTCTGGCGCAGGCGGTGCATCTAAGGATGAGGGTGGAGTCCAAGTTTTTTTCTTTTCAGATTTAGTCCTTGTCTGACTCGCACGTGAAGTTTTTATTTTATCGTTTTCCATATGCCTATACTCCTTCCGTGATATTTAATTGTTTCGCATATTCTTCTAGTGGCACACCTAATCTTTTAGCAATTGCTACCTGTGAAGGCGTGAGTTTGACAGTTTTTCTGCGTCCGGTATTGCTTGAACGTTTAGCTGATGCTACATTTTGAGTAGGTTTTACTCTTTCTGTAGAATTACCATCTATCTTATCAAATTTGTGCGGAAATTCAAGTCTTATTCTTTTATCAACTTCTGCATAATATTCGTCAGATTGTGGGTCATAACCTTCTTCTTCTACAAGTGTTTTATGTAGATCAAAAGCTGTATGTGTCATAGCATTATCTTGACCAAACCAAGTATTTTCTTTGGCCCAAGCTTCTGCTTTAGGATCCGTTCTAGCTTGTCTTGGAATAGGCGCTTGATATTGAGGTTGTTCTACAACTTCCTCTTTCTTACGTTCACTAATTGTTTTTAGTGCACCTAATCTACTTGCATCGTTAGCAAGTTTAGCCATTTGCTCTTGTGCTTTTACTTGACCATCTACATCTCCAGCTTCTATTGCTACTCTCAATGCTTGTCTAGCAGCTTCCATATTTGTAGAAACTCTTGATTCAAATTCCTTTACATATGAACTATCTAAATTAGAAACTTTTTTTTCTAGTCTATCTTTTTCTGCTTTTGTCATTTGAGCAAACTGAATAGCTTCTTCTTTTTGCCTTTCAGCTTCTCTCATTTTACGAGTTAGTTTAGCAATTCTTTTTTGAACTCCTTCACTATATTCTTTTAACTCGTCTTTATCTTCTTCTTTTTTGTCGAGTTTAGTCTCTCTTTCGTTTTCAAAAGTTTTATCTTCTTCAACTTTTTCAACTTCAATCTTCTCTACTTTGGGTGCTTCAACTTTTTCTGGTTCACCCTTATCGTCTAAATTAATTTCTGCGCCGACTGTTTCGCCAACATCAATTAATTCTTCTGATGACTTCTTTTGTGCTTCTTCTGGCATAGTTTCCTTCCTATGTTAAATGTAATGAAGAACTGATTCAGGATCACCAATGGTCCCTAACACTTCATCATCGTTTAGTATTCGCACTTCTCCACCTTCAATCGGTAAACGTGCACCAGCATATCTGGCAAACATTACCCAATCTCCTATTTTGCACCAAGGTTCATTAAATTTATCTTTATCCTTGTATGCAAGATCTCCCATTTTTAAAACATAACCACATGTTGTAGCTATTCTTGCTTTATCTAATTGTTCTTGGGAAAATAAAATTCCACCTTTAGTTTTTTCTTTTGGTGTAAAAGGTAAAACTAAAATTCTATAACCAACTGGTTGAGGTAATTGATCAGCTACTTCTTGAATGTTGTTTTCGTCTAATCTTTTTGCGTGAGGTTCTTTTGGTTCGTTTTTGTACTTTTCTTCTAGAGCTAATCTAGTTTTTGGTACTTCCTTTGATGTCGATAACGTTTCCGT